AGACCTAATTCTTTTACAATGTCATCTTGTTTGTATGCAAGCATCCTAAAAGCTTGTCTATCCCAAACTCCTGGTTTCTTTCCTTCCATTTCTTTATAATCAATTCCATTGAAGTTTCCTGATGTTTCATCCTTTGTATCTGGGTCATCAACATCAGAACCAAACTCTTTCATATGGTCATCAACATCTCTATCATCCATACCATAGAAATCACTTGTCATAGCTTTTCTCAAATTATCTTCAGTTCCAGTAAAATCAGCTTCCAAGCCTCCGTTTGGATTTACACTAATCTCTCCAACTTCTAAATCATTATCTTTTGCAAACTGTTCAATTTCTTTTTCATTTGCCATTTGAAAGTCTAATGAAACATTCTTTTTCTTTGATTTCTTTGGTTCATCACCAATGACTTTATCTTTACCGGCAACTTTTACAACCGTACCTGGTCGCATTTTATGTTTTTTCTTATATGCTGCGAAATCTTCTGGTGTATTGAATTCTAATTCATTGATATTACGATTTCCATATCTTGTTGTGATTTCTGATAATTGTTTTAAATTCTTCATTACTCTCCTCTAATGATGTGGTTGATAATATCTTCTGCTCTACAATATTCACCACAAGTTCTACCTTGTTTGTCTACTGATTCGTTCATTGGATATAAAAATGCTCCGTGAGTTGAAGGATTTGATACAAAATCAAAGGCGATTAATTCAAAGTCATCTCCGACTTTTGATACTTGGTCACCATTTGCTTCTCTTACCATTTCAACACTACCCAATCCTCTTGAACTAATACCTAATTTGATTCCGTTTTGGAATAATTCTTTCAATATATTACCACTTGGTGTCGTTAAGATTTCTACCGTACCTAATAGATTGTCACCTTCAAAATGCATTTCTGTAATGTTGTGAGATACATTTGCCAAATTCACTACTGATGAATCTGGGTGGTCTAATTCTCCAAGTGCTCTATTTTGTTTTACAAAATTCTTATTATATTTTGCTGATTCTCTCATCAAAATATCTTTTGGATATACTCTACCATTTTGATTTTTTGCTTCTGCTCTTTGTAATACACCCTTTACCACCAACTTACCATTGTTCTCTTTTAAAGACTCCTGTATTTGTTGTGGTGATAAACTAAATGGTATATAATCTACTATTACTTGTTTCATTACTTTAAATTTCCTACTTTATTTGCCATCTTAACTAATCTTTCTGAAATTTTAGTTAATGCTTTGTGTGTATTTTTCCAATAGTCTTTTGAAGACATATTTAATTCTGTTTTTAATTTCACACTCATTTTAATTGTTTTGTCTAATTCTGTTAATGCATCACGAACTTCACGAACTGAACGTCCAATCTTTTGTTTTGGTGTCATTGATTCATCTCTTCTCCATTGATGATATCTACCTTCGTTGATTGATTCAAATAAACTACCTGCGTGGTCAGAAATTGACATAATTTTATTTATATCATCTTTCTTGAAATTACTTACTATTACGCCGTCTTTTGTATAAGAATCAACTTCTTCGTGACTTACTTTAATTCCTCTAATTTCTTTTTTTAATGTATTTATTACCCAACTAACTCTACCTTTTGGAACAAGTATATCTAATTCTTTAAAATTACTTTTCTTTAAAGACCTTGGTGTATCTTTTTTATAATTAATTGTTGTGTCTCCCCAATCCTTTGCTTCATTTACTTGTTTATATCCACTTTGTCTTGCTATTTTCTTTCTTCTATTCTTTCCTTTACCAGCAAATGCGTGTGGTGAATCATAATGTCCTGTTCCTGTTCCGTCAATTCCTGCTGTTGCAGTTGTTGAAACTTCTTCTACATCTTTAACTTTAGAACCATAGTGTCTTTTTTGAATTTGATTAAAATGCATATAGATAAAACCAATTTCTTTTGATACATCTACTTTCATTCTACCACCAACAACACCAAGTTTTAAACTAAATAAATTTGATAATTCTATTGCTGACTTTATATGCATAGCTGAACTTGCATCAAGTTTTCTTACTTCTTTTTCAACACCTAAAAATTCATCTAAATATTTAGCTGCACTTACAATATGAGTTTTAGTTGATTGAAATTCATCATTAGATTTAGATTGTGCGTTTAAAAGTTGAATTAATTTATTAAATAAATCAACTGCTGATTTACAAATATCAAAGTTTTGAGTGTCATAAGAAAATACTTTAATATTTTCAGCGCTGGATTCTTGTTCGTTTATATTTAATGCACTAACAAATTGTTCATCTAATTCACGAACAACTAATTTACGAAGGTATTCTTTAATTTTAGCTACGTTTGTTGCTTTGGACATTTTTTAATTCCTTAATTAGTTCATAATATCTCATCAACGCAACCACGTGCTTATCTTGCACGACTTTTCCTCTTGTAGCACTATCAGTATGATTAATAGCCTCTGTTAGTTTTATCTTTGTAATCTCATCATTTACATTAGGAAGTAATTTTGTTAGAGCTCGTTTGATTTTAATTACTTCATTGTCTATAAATTCTTTTAATGAATTTGTATTAGATACATTATTGATATATTGTTTCAATAAGTTTTTTTGACTTTCATTTAGAGATTTGTATTTAGCATTAAATTTATCAACTAACAACTGATAACTTAATAATCTTAAATCTTTTTCGTGGTCTTGAAATTCCTCTACTATTTGAGATTTTCTATCTTTTTTAGTAGTATTTTGAACAATATGTTCAGTTATAGTGATAACTGAATCTGTTTTTTGAACTGGCCCAAAATCTTCACGGCCGGTTTCAACACCAAAAACTTTATAAATTGAAGCCATAATTTTAAAATTAGGAATTCGTGTATTAAAGAATTCTTTTATATCATAATTTTCTTTTATGGTTTTGATTAAATTATATTTTTCATTATTTAATCTACGATTAGATAATTTTCTACGACTTTTAATAACTGCCTCAACTAATGTAGTTGCGTGGGCGTCATTTTTATATTTTTTTTCTAATAATACTTGATAAAGTTCGTATTCTTTACCCAATTCGGTGTTTTTATTAAAGAATTCTTTAAAAATCTTTACCGATTTTGGTTTTTTTGAATCATTTATCACATCAACTGTTATTTGACGCGAAAGTAATTCGTAAAGAATAGCGGTATTCTTTATCTTGTTATGTTTAACATTTAAAGACATTTGAGCTCCAACTATTTCTTGTTATTTTTCAATAATAAATATAAAACTTTCAAGAAATGTGTATTTAATCTACACCATTTTCTTCTTTATATTCATTATATTCTTTTTCTACTTCCTCTACTTTATTAGTCTCGTTAATTATAGCTTTTGACTTTTTACCCATTGTGTTCTTAATAGCGTCATAATGTGCTAAAGCAAGATTACGTCTGTTCTTTGTCTGTTTCCCTAATGGGTCACGTCCTCTTGCTCCACTATCTTTTCCGAATTTATTCATTTCTGGTGGACGACCGCCTTGTTGGTCTTGTGGTCTTTCATCTTCTTCACCTTCAAGACCTGTATCAAATATGGAACCTGCTATGGTATCTGGTGGTGTTGGCATTTCTTCTGCTGAAATTCCAATTGCTGCCATATCACTTGGTGTTCCGATTGCATCTCCTGTTTCGGCTGGGTCATTACCTTCCATTTCAATTTGTGAATAACGGAATTTGTTCTTTTGGTCTAAAACAATTTGTCGTTCAATTTCTTTCTTTTCGTCTTCTGAAAATTTGAACACATTGTCATAAATCCAAGTAGTAGGTAAAATTTTATCTTGTGTCATATCAGTAGCCAATTGAACTTTTTGTCCCCATAGTTCAACTTTCTCTTGTTCATACATTGTTGAAGGACTTGCTAACTCTAATTCAAAGTTTACCAAGTCTTCATCTGTATATCCTTGTGAATATAAGTGAACAACTGCTACCTTTGTTAACTCTGACACAATAATTCTTTGTATTCTTTCTATGGTTCTGGCAAATCTAACATCTTCTGCTGCTAATGTTGCTTTACCACCCACATTTTCATCAAATCCCAAAAATGCTTTTGGAATTCTTAATGATGCCAATAATTTATTTTTTAAATATTCAATATCTTCTGTTGAATCATAATCAATACCACCCAACTCTGATATATCTGTTCCACTATCTCCACCACGAACTGGCATAAAGAAGTCTTCTGTTAGGTTTTGTATATTATATTTCAAATTATACTCACCTGAAGCTTCATCAACAAATGGTGTTTTCTTCATTTTGTTGATAATTCTTTGCATATAGTTATCAACTTCACTTGGTGGAATATTTCCAATATCAATCTTAAATACTCGTTTAGAAGGTGCTCTCATAATTCTGTGAATTAACATAGCGTCTTCCATTAAGGTTAATTGTTTCCAAATTTTACGAGTTCCCTCAATCATAGATTTCCCGTAAGGAAAGAAATTACTATCATTTGATAATCTAAAGTGTGCAATTTGGAAATTTTCAAATTCTATCTTACCTTTTCCTGTTGTTGGTCTTTGGCCAAAATAAGGGTGAGCTCCCTCTATACTTTCTAAATAGAATTTTGTATAATATGGATTATCTGCTTCTTCTCCCTCTGAACGAATAACTTCATAAGGTGATAAAGGAACAACATTTGTAATACCATATTTTTCATTAATATCTAAATACAAAAAGAAATCACCATACTTAACCATATTACGAACCCAAGGCCATAAGGTGAACTCAATATTCATAATATCATAAAATAAATTGTTTAGAATTTCTTTAATATTGTTATTTTCTGTTTTAACATTTAGAACACTACCATATTCAGATTTCATTGTTGACTCGTCTGAATAAATGTCTAATGCACTTGATATGATTGGGTCTGAATCCATTGCTTCATAATCTTTAAACAATGCTAATCTTGCCGCCATAATCTGATGAACGGTTGAATAACCTGTTCCAACTAAATCTAAATTGTTATGTAGTTTTGTATATCTATCTACAAGATGACTTTTTACTTGTGATTGTATTTGGTCGGTGTCAGCAATTTTTAATTTCTTACCACCTACATTTCTCACGATTACATTTGTTGAAAATAATCGTCTTAATCTCCCAAATAAACTTGTATCTGCCATTTTTTACCTCACTTTATAAGAGCCACTCCAATGACTCTTTCTTTCTATCTTTACCGGGTTCCCACTCCCAACTATCATTTTTGTTTGCATCGTTGGAATTGTATACCCCTTCATTGTCCATCATTCTGGTCAATGTTTTTTTTGTTAACTCAATACCTTCTGTTTTTAGTCGTAATGCAGTATCACGAACCCAAAGGCCAATAGCAAAAGACATAACTAAATCATCATTATATCCAGTCATTGCTTCTGCTCTGTTATTTATATAGACGAAAGTTTGTAGTTCATCAATCAAACGATTACTATGAACCACTACACTTTCCTCTCTAAAAAATTCTTCTAACTTACTAATAATTAGTGGTCTGGTCTTAGAAGTCGTTGAA